TAGTTATATACATACAAATGGAACATGAAAAAATAAAAAGTGACTATTACGCTCAGTTCATAGATCCTGGTACTTATGTAGATCCTTATCGAGTGGAAGTTAATCTTTTCGTCGAATCTGAGATACCTGAATACCATCCATTGTCATTGGATTATCGAGAATATTGGCGTGAAATAAGACGAAGGTGCATTGAAGGCTATTGGCAATCCGGTGTATGGTGTCCCGGTACATTATACTCATATGTTAACTTAGCTCACATCAAACGTAACGTTAAAGGAGCAAAAGTTAAACAGTTTGCACTTCCACTGTTACGTGATGTCGAATGAATGGTATTCTACAATGCTGTTGAAGCACGTGGATTCTCTGGGTTCAGAGATGATCCAACTTACTCATGTCATGAAGCGTTGACACTCGACCTTACAGATCACCAATTAGAGAATATTTATTGTTATTACGAAGGAGAATTCTCTCAAGAAGCTTACAATAACTTATTCAAGAAGGACAAGACTCGTAAGATATATCAAGCACCAAGACTATACTTAAGAAAAGTACACAGCGATAATTACGGAGTTCCACTGTTTCTAAACATGTCAAAGAACATGTTGACATTTGGTTCTCGTGAGTTTGGTTAAGTTGGCCTAACTATAAACACCCCTTTAATTGCAAGAACATCCTACTGGGACAATTTGCAGCCAAGCCTTGTACAAGGAAGGTTCAACGGCCAGTCGAAAGACGTAACTCTAAGTAGAGTGAAACGGGGGGCATTCATCAGAATGAAGACATGGTCTAATCTGTATGGCAACATACAGCAGCGAAAGCGGTTACGAATTAACGACTCGTAATGAATACAAATGAAATCATACATAGCTGCTTGGTTAACGATGCATGAATGGTTGTTTGACGGACTTACAGAGTATATACCTGCGGGTCAAGTTAAAACATCTGCTGATATCATTATGGGAGCATCTGATGCTAAGTATTCAGGTGAAACTCTTGGTAAAGCCAAGATTTATCTTGACATGCTTCCAGGTACGTATGAGACATACGATACCAAGTATCCCTCTCCACTCTCTAAAAAGTACAAAGGAAGCTGGGGGCCGTCTAAAGATGTTATTGCTGAGTACAAGAAGAAAGTCAAAGGCAACTGGGAAGACGTAGGTACAAAGTCAATCATACGACATCGTACATTCAAAGACAATCCATATGCAGGACAAGGTTCTCGTAACTCGTTAATCATTGCTGAAGAAATTGGAGCTTGGGGAAACTTCCTCGAATGTTTCTCAGCTATGGTGGATAACCAGCAAGACGGTTCGTTTAAGTTTGGTTCTATGTTTATGTGGGGTACAGGCGGTATGATGGAAGAAGGTGTTGCAGCAGCTATGGATATTTTCTATGATCCTGATAAGTACAACTGTATAACATTCGAAGACATCTGGGAACAAAAGGGACAGATCTGTTTCTTTATGCCAGCCTATCTTTCACTCAATGATACGAAAGACCGTGCGGGTAAAACTGACTTAGCTAAAGCATTAGCTGCTATTCACGACAAACGTGAGAAGCTTCGATCTGATAAAGGCAGTAAAGAGCGTCTTCAAAAAGAGATGCAGTATCGTCCTATCAAACCAAGTGAAATGTTCTTGACAAAGACTGGAAACTTCTTTCCAATTGTCGAATTAAAGAACAGATTGACACTGCTTGAAGCTACAGTTAAACCTGAAGTCTGGGCTAAAAAAGTAAGATTGGTATTCGACAACAAAAGCTCGTTTGGTGTAAGCTACGAAATAGATTCACAAAATGAACTGACTCCAATTGACAAACATCCTTGGAGAGGTTCTTCAAAAGAAGGCTGTGTCGTACTTTATGAAGTACCAGTCTACGATAGAAACGGTGTTGTTCCAGAAGGACTGTACATTATTGGTCATGACCCTGTAGCTACTGACTCTGTAACTGGAGAATCGTATGCATGTACATGGGTTATGAAGACTAAGAAATATTGGCAGCATTTTGGACATGATGAGCTTGTAGCTGTGCATGTATCGCGTCCCTATGAAGGGCGCTCTACAATCAACGAGAACTTGCTGAAACTGTCAATGCTCTATGGAAATGCTAAAGTATACTTCGAGAATGCAGTTGGTAACGTAAAAGAATATTTCGAGAAGATGAAACGTCTCGATCTTCTAGCTCGTCAACCGACAACAGTATTCAATAAGAAAGCTTCGTTTGATGGAAGAGGTGCCGCAGTAATCTATGGTTATCCGATGTCAAACCGTAAGATCAAGCTTGATGCAGTGCAGTATGTGCGTGATTGGTTATTGGAAGAACGAGGTGCAGATGAACAGGGAAATACTGTGCGTAATCTAGATCGCATTTGGGACAAAGCACTTATACAAGAATTAATAGCTTATGATCTCGATGGTAACTTTGACCGAGTATCTGCATTGATGGGCTGTGTTATCGGATTAAATGAGACACACAATCAATACGAAAGCTCGATACGAAGTGCTGCACGAGAGTTAAGCAATACAAACAGTTTAAAGATTCTAATGTCGAATAAGTTAGTTGGTTTATGGGATGAACAGGAATTAGTTCCATCTGCTAAAGAGAAAGCTAAGAGCATTTCATTAGACTTATTAAAATACAAATAAATGATTGAAGACATTAAATATCTATCCCAACGCATATCTGAAAGCGAGAAACTTGCAAATAAGAAACGCTGGGCTAAAAAGATGGTAGATTACATTTGCCATCAACACTTGGTTATATCGTATTACGAAACTAGAAATAGCGACAATACAACAACAGTCAAAAATGACTACGCACGTATGCTGTCCAACTATCAATTGTACAATAATGTAATTAACCAAAAAGACTTTGAACGTGAATGCAACCCGTTAGGGTTAGAGGTAGGACAGTTCAAAGAAGAAATACATCCATACAACAAAACGTACAACAAAATACAAGTTTTGCTCGGTGAAGAGCTTAAACGTCCATTTGACTATATCGTAGCTACACTTTCTGAAGAAGGTATACGACAGAAGTTGATTGAAAAAGATGAAAGTATTCGTACACATCTCGGATCAATCGTAGAAATAATCACACAGCACTACACTCAAATGGCTCAAACACAGCTTGATCCGAATATGGATGAAGCCGCAAAAGAACAAGCTCAACAACAAGCACAACAGCAGTTACAAGAAGCCATTGACAAAGCCATTTCTCCAGAAACACTTGAGAAAGCTGGTTCTATGACATTCACACAAAAGCTCGAAGTTGTCTGGTCAAAGATACTTCGGTATCTAACAACTGCTCAGAACATTATGGACAAGAAGAATGATGCATTTAAGCATGGACTTGTAGCAGGATTGGAGGCTATATGGGTGGGTATTGACCAAAATGAACCTTGTGTGAAAGTGTTAAATCCACTTGGACTAATTTACGATAAATCTCCAGATACCAAATGGATACAAGACGGCAATTATGCTGGTTATAAAACTTCAATGTCAATCAATGAGATCATTGCTCAATATGGGGATGACTTAAGCGATGAAGATCTAAAGAAGCTTGAAGAGCGATTAAACGGTTCAATGCTGAATTCATCGAGTAACCCATACGAGAATGCTGCATACAATGCCGAGAGTTACTTCTTCGGTCTTCCAGTCAATTGGAGTGATGTAGCTGCTTACGGTCAAAGCAGACCGAATCATCAAGTATTGAATGTGTACCATGTTGAATGGAAATCGTTGCGTAAAGTGTACTTTGCTTCGTATCAAAATGCATTCAACGAAACTCAAACTGATATCATAGATGCAGAAGGATTCTTCATTCCTGATTATGCAAAGCGTGCAACGAAAGTTAATCGTTACGGCAAAGGTAGACGCATTATAGAATTTGATGGGTATACGCTTGAAGAAAAATGGATACCCGATGTATGGGAAGGAGTTAGAATTGGCAACGATATTTACTGCCGTCTTGGCCGTAAATCATACCAGTCACGTAACATTGACAACCCAAACGATGTTAAACTCGGTTATCACGGTGTAGCTTATTCAAACATGAACAGCTCAATTGTATCGTTGATGGATCGCATGAAACCATTTCAGTATTTGTACTTTTTGATTGTACACAGACTTAAAGAATTGATTGCAAAAGACAAAGGTAAAGTATTCCACTTTGACGTGTCAATGGTTGATCCACGACTCGACTTAGATAAGACTTTGTACTATTTGGAGAAACTCGACATCGATTTCTTTAACCCGCTTCAGAATGCTGATACAGCAGGTGCAGCACAACGAGGTAAAGTAACAGGTACGACTGACCGCTCTAATGTTCAGCACATTGCCAATTACGTAAACTTACTTCAAGCTATTGACGCTGAAATCTCTGATGTAGCTGGTGTAACGAAACAACGTGAAGGTTCTGCTTCTCCATATGAAACAGCAACTTCGAATCAAAACTCGATCATTCAGTCTTCTCACATCACTGAGATCTACTTTCATACACATGCTAAATTGTGGGAACACGTTCTCAATCAACTTGTGCAATCTGCAAAAGAGTGCTGGAAAGAAAAAGGAGTACGCAAGCAATATGTACTTGACGATCTGTCAATCCATTTGCTTGATGTGGCACCTGAAGACATTCGTGCAGTAGATATGGGTGTATTTGTTTCGAATTCAAGAAAAGATCAAGAGATTTTCCAG